ACCGTGGACGCCGCTGCGACCTGCGAAGAGCCTGGCGCAGATGGGAATGGCTGGCAGCCTGGGCAAATCACCAACCTGGTTGATGAAATTGATGACGTTGACCTGGCAGTGGCCAACACGGCCATCACCAGTGCAGGCGCGGCCGAGGAGCTGGACGACCGGCTACGTGAGCGCATCAAGCTGGCTCCTGAGGCCTATTCGACGGCAGGAAGCCGTCTGGCTTATGTGTTCCATGCCAAAAGCGCGCACCAGGACATCGTCGATGTGGCCGTGATTTCGCCAGAGCCTGGCGTGGTGCACCTGTACCCACTAATGGTCGATGGGCTGCCCGACGCCAACATTCTGTCTTTGGTCGAGGCCAAATGCTCTGGGGAGAAAGTCCGGCCACTGACGGACAACGTGAAGGCCAAAGTGCCTGAGTCTGTGGGCTACTCCATTGATGTAGAGCTGGAGCTGTACAAGGAGACCGACGCAGATTCGGTCAGGACAATGGCCCAGGAAGCGGCAGAGAAATACAAAGCTGAGCGTGCTGCTGGCCTGGGGCGAGACATCGTGCCGGTGCAGCTGGAGTCGGCCATCAAGGTGGCCGGGGTCTACGACATTACGCGACAGCAGCCTAGCAAGATCGTGCTGGCAGCGCACCAGTGGGCCCACTGCACGGGCATCAATGTGGTTGTGACAGGTGAAGCCGATGGCTGATGACCTGCTGCTACCTCCCGCGCTGGCCGGTGACCCGCGCATGCAGGCTATGGGGGCAGTGGCCCAGCGCTTGAGCCATCTGGACCTGCAGCCATTGATGGTCTACCTGGTAGATACCGTGCCGGCATCAGTGCTGCCGTATCTGGCGGACCAGTTTCACCTGCTGGGCGAGGGCTGGCAATTTGCACGCAATGAAGACGATCGCCGCAAGCTGATCAAGCGGGCCATTGAGCTGCACCGGCACAAGGGCACCAAGTGGGCAGTTCAGCAAGTACTGGAGACGCTCTCTCTGGCAGGCCAGATCAAGGAGTGGTTCGAGTACGGCGGCGAGCCGTTTCGCTTCCGGATCGACGTGGACCTTTCGGACCGTGGCATTGATGAGGCTACCTACGAAACGCTGCTCCAACTTGTCAATGAATACAAGAACGTGCGCAGTCACTTGGAAGCGTTGACCTTGGCGTTGACGGTGCGCAGCCCGGTACCGGTGATTGCAGCCGCAACGCTGGGCGGTGAGCTGACCACGGTCTACCCGCTGCAACTGGACGGTGTAGCGCTGGAGAGCGCGATTTTCATTGGCTATGGCCAGCAAACCATCGAGATGACAACGATTTACCCCTTGGAGAACTGACGTGGCGCAGGACTACTACACAATTCTGACCAATGCCGGGCTGGCTTATGAAGCCCAGCAAAAGGCCCAGAACAAGCCCATCACGCTGGTTACCATGGCCATTGGTGATGGCAATGGCGCAGCCTACAACCCAGACCCCATGGCAACAACATTGCGCCGCGAGGTTCACCGCCAACCGATCAACAGTCTGCTGCAGGACGCCAACAACCCGACCTGGCTTGTTGCGGAGGTCTGGCTTGCCGATGAGGTGGGCGGCTGGACGATCCGCGAAGTGGGCATTTATACCGATACCGGTGTCTTGTACGCGATCGCCAAGTATCCCGAGAGTATCAAGCCGCTTCTGGCCAGTGGAAGTGGCAAACAGTTCTATGTGCGCACCATTTTTCAGACCAGCAACACGTCTAGCGTGGTGCTGCAAGTCGACAACTCTGTGGTCATAGCCACACGGGCATTTGTGGAGGGCTATGTCCGCGATGAGCTGGCGAAGCTGGATAGCAAACAGTCCGTGCGCGTGGCAACGGCAGGCAATATTGCGCTGACGGGCCTACAAACGATCGATGGTGTGGTGCTTGCCGCTGGCGACCGTGTCCTGGTCAAAGACCAGGCTGCGGCAAAAGACAACGGCATTTATATTGCGGCCGGCGGCGTCTGGACCCGTGCTGCAGATGCTGACAGCGGACTCAAGCTCAATCCTGGGGCAATCATTCCTGTCGAGGCGGGCAGTTCCAACGGCGACACGCAGTGGACCCTGAAGACCGATGGTCCTGTGACCGTGGGCACCACAGCGCTGAGTTTTCAGTGGACCGGGGGCTTGAACGCACCTAACCAGGTCTTGGGCGACAACAGCCAAAAAATTGCAAACACGGCATTTGTCCGGGCTGCGATTGCCGCTCTTGTCTCCAGCTCGCCAGCGGCTCTGGACACCCTCAATGAACTGGCGGAAGCCCTTGGAAATGACCCGAACTTTGCAACCACGGTCACCAATTCCCTGGCAGGAAAGCAGCCGCTGGACGCCACGCTGACAGCTATTGCAGGGCTTGCCACTGCCGCCAACCAGCTGATCTACAGCACCGGTGTGGACACATTTGCCACTTCGGCGCTCACTACATTTGCCCGGTCATTGCTTGATGACGCAGATGCTGCGGCCGCACGCCTGACGCTAGGTGCTGCACCTCTGGCATCCCCCAATTTCACCGGAACACCCGCTGCACCGACTGCAGCAGCAGGAACGAACACCACACAACTTGCGACGACTGCGTTTGTGCAGGCGGCAGTGGCAGCGCTCGTCGCCAGCTCACCCGCCGCGCTGGACACATTGAAAGAACTTGCTGCAGCGCTGGGGAACGACGCAAATTTTGCGGCCACCATGGCAAATGCCCTGGCTGCCAAAGCACCTTTGGCCAGCCCTGCACTTACTGGTGTGCCCACAACTCCGACCCCGGTTGTGTCGGATAGCTCTGCGCAAATTGCCAACACAGCGTTTGTAAGAAGCTTGTTATCCCGCACGGTGCGTGATGTGACGACATCCCGATCAGTGGGTGTCACATACACCAACAACACGCCGTCTGACATTCTTGTCAACGTCGCAGGCGGCGCCGCAGTAAATCAGGCAACCGCAACCATTCTTGTCGATGGAGTGGAGTTCGTCGGTTCATCGCAATCCGTGCAGGGCTTGAGCATGTCTGTCTCTGCGGTTGTTCCAACCGGTAAAACCTACAAGCTCCCAGCGGGCAATTTTTCAATAATCGCAGGATGGAAGGAAGTCTCGCTGTGAAACACTTCAAAGACGAAGAAGGCCTGCCTTGGTCATATGAAGACACGGTTCCCGAGGACGATATCCGCCCAGGTTTGGTGCCGATTACAGACCAGGAATTCCATGCCCTCTGCAACCCGATGAAGCCTATTGGCGCAATTGCTGCAAGCCTACAGACCTTGGTTGACGCCGAGTACAAGCGGAACATGGGGCTTATCACTGCGAAATACCCGGAAGAAGAGCGCAGCAGTTGGTACATCCAGACTGCCCAAGCCCAGGCTGTACTTGCAGGGGCGAGCGCTCCAACCCCCTGGCTTGATGCATGCGCACAGACGCGCGGCATGCCGCGTGATGAACTTGCCCAACGCATCGTTGCGCTGGATACGGAATTCCAGGCTATCCATGGCCACCTGACCGGCGTGCGGCAGTGGCACGAAGAAGCCATCAGCCGGATCGTCGCTGCAGCTGCTGAAAACGAAATCCAGGCGCGCGAAGACTTTGCCAGCTACGACGTACTGCAGGGCTGGCCGCCAGCAGCATAAAAAAGACGGGCGACTTGTCCAGGTGCGGGAACACCTGGACAAGCCCCAACACGCAGAACACGCCTGCAAGCCGGCAAGACCCGCCACCCTGATCAGAGTGCGGTGAGCCTATCACCTTTCAATAGTTGAAAAGGGCTTGCAATGACTGAAATCCGCTGTGGCCAGTGCCAGCGCAAGCTAGCCGAAGGAGTTTTCTCTCGGTTGGCGATCAAGTGCCCCCGCTGTGGGGCAATCAACCAGTTGAGCGCCCAGAGCGCCATGAACGAGCACCAGGGAGTGCCTACAACTGGAATTCATGAGCAATCCCATCATTCCCTGGATCGGCGGCAAGCGCCGCCTAGTAGACCTGCTTCTAAAGCGCTTTCCACCCCATAGTTGCTACGTGGAGGTATTCGCCGGCGGCGCGGCCGTGTTTTTTGCGCGGCATCCGGCCGAAGTAGAAGTGCTAAACGACGTCAACGGCGACCTAGTGAACCTGTACCGTGTTGTGACGCACCACCTGGAGGAGTTCGTCAGGCAATTCAAATGGGCTCTGACCTCCCGCCAGGTGTTCAAGTGGCTGCAGGACACACGACCCGAAACGCTGACAGATATCCAGCGCGCAGCCCGTTTCTTCTACCTTCAGCAGCAGTCCTTTGGCGGCAAAGTGGCTGGACAGACCTTCGGCACTGCGACCACAGCACCAGCTCTCAACCTGCTGCGCATCGAAGAGAACCTGTCGGCCGCACATCTGCGGATGGCGGCCGGAACCTATATAGAACAGTTGGATTGGGCTGCCTGCATAGACCGGTACGACCGGGCGCATACGCTCTTCTACCTTGACCCACCATACTGGGAGACCGAGGGCTACGGCGTGCCTTTCCCATGGAGACAGTACGAGCTGATGGCCAAGAGGCTGAAGACAATCAAGGGCAAAGCCGTGGTGAGCATCAATGACCACCCTGCGATCCGGGAGTGTTTCAAAGATTTTGAGATGGAGGCGCTTAAACTGGATTACACAGTAGGCGGGGGCGCCAATCGCGTAGAACGTGGGGAACTGGTAATCTATAGCTGGGATAAGACGACGGAGCCTGCTGGGCTCTTCTGAAAAGTCGTGCCTGCTCTAGGACTTAGGCATCAGCAAGGTCTTAAGTCTCTATCGGTAAAGCACTCTTCGCAACTATGTAAAGGCTTTTTGATGGCGCACTACGCAATTGCATTTGACTTGGACACCGCCGGTATGCGGGCCAATGGCGTGTCCGATGCTCAACGGACAAGAATCTATCAAACGGAGATTCCGAACGCACTGGCTGCTTGTGGCTTTACGGCTCATCCGCAGGGATCCTTGTATCACACGGAAGCTGAACAAGATCCCATCACCGCGATCATGCGTTTGCAGGGGACTCTCACCACGCAGGCTCCAAGTTTTTGCCGCTGGGTTCGCAGGGTTCATGTTTTCCGCATGGAGGAGTGGAGCGATGTGACAGGACTTATCGCTCAACGCCCGGCTGCTGGCGAGCCGGATGGGGCCGAAGAACTTGCAGAGCAAGAGGACCTTTCCCTGGCAAGTGCCGCCTGAATAAGGCTCTCCCCAAAAAACCGGCCTAGATGCCGGTTTTTTTGTTCAGCGCCTACTTAAGCAATTTCTTTGCACATGCTGAAACCAGTTGCCGGAGTACTTATCGCAGCGTAGCACCTGGGTTTTTCGCGACGCGCTTCACAAGGGCGTGCTGGTGAACTGGTACCGGCGCCAGGCACTGGAGCAGGCGTACCTGGAAGCCCTGGCGCTGCTGCCGGAGCCGCAGGCCCCTTCACCCGAGCAACGCGCGCTGGTGCTGGAGACGCTGCAGGAGATCGATGCCATGCTGGACACGCTGGCGCCGGTGGTGCGCCGCACCTTTCTGCTGTCGCAGCTGGAGGGCATGAAATACGAAGACATTGCCCTGCAGCTGGGGGTGTCGCTGACCAGCGTCAAACGCTATATGGCCCAGGCGTTCCGCCAATGCCTGCAACTGGTGGAGTGAGCAGGTTCATGGCCGGTGATGCAATGGATGCGCGCATTCTGGACGAGGCGGCCGATTGGCTGGTGCTGTGGCACGACCAGGGAATGACGGAGGCGGAATGTGCGGACTTCGAGCGCTGGCGCGCCCGCAGTCCCGCCCACCGCCAGGCATGGGCCCGTGCAGAGCTGCTGATGGGGCGGCTGGGTGATCTGCCCCGTGACTGGGCCATGCCGGTTCTGGACCGCCCGGTACGCCATGCCCGCCCTTCACGCCGTCAGGTGGTGGCCAAACTGGCAGCCTTGCTGGCCGTGGCACCAACGGCCTGGCTGGGCTGGCAGTGGGCGGGAGAGCAGGGGTGGACGGCCGATGTGCGCACCGCCACGGGCGAGCAGCGCCGCCTGACCCTGGCCGATGGCAGCCAGCTGTTGCTGGACACCCATAGCGCCGTGGACATTGTGTTCGATGGCCACCAGCGTACGGTGCATCTGCGCAGAGGGGCGATTGCGGTGGACACCGCGCCGGACGCCAACGGCCTGCAGCGTCCTTTTGCTGTGCACACTGCTCTGGGGCGGCTGCGGGCACTGGGGACACGTTTCACGGTGCGCCAGGAGGATGCGGTGGTGCACCTGGCGGTGACCGAGGGCGCGGTGGAGGTCACGCTGCACGGAGAGACGGTACCTCGCACCGTGGTGCCGGCGGGACAGCAGACGGTGCTGACGAAGCAGGGCGTCAGCGCGCTGGCGCCGGTGTCAGTGCAGCAGCAGTCCTGGGTGCACGGCATGTTGATGGCCGATGCCATGGCTTTGAGCGATGTCTGCGTCGAGCTGTCGCGCTATCGCAGCGGCATTTTGCAATGCGCGCCGGAAGTGGCGGGCCTGCGGGTATCCGGAGCCTATCCGCTGACGGATACCGACCGTGCGCTGGCCATGCTGCAAGCAACGTACCCCATCCAGGCGCACCAGCGCTGG